GCAAAATGTCAATAGACACAAAATATAGTACCCACACCCCTTAGGGTAGGGGAGTACAGCAATTTTTACAATGTAAATAGCAACATATACAATTTAATGTATGGTATAATATAGACAATGAAACAAGAAAGGGGGTGCTCCAATGAAAAAAGAAGTCATGATTAAAATCACCTTAACCGATGATAACATTACTATTAATGGTGAGAACTTGCAAAAACTGACCGAGGATGACATCATCGACAGTATTAAGGTGCTTGCCAGTCTTGCAAAGATTATGTTTGGATGGTAGAAGGGAGACTCTACAAATGGAAATGCGTAAATTCATTATTGAGATTCACCCTGACGGCACGTTGACATGTTGCGAGTATGAGGACCCGAATGACGCTATTCGAGCCGCAAACAATCAGGCATGGTTGGCCGGTTATAAGCAAGCTCTCATCCATTGCGACGAGCAAGTACGCACCCTTAAGGGTTTTAAAGGAACTTGCTTGTCATCCGATCTTATGTACCAGGGGGCCGAATCCGTTCGTTTTGTGATGTTATCGGCCTATCGTGAATACCTTAACAAAAAATAAGTCGAAACGGCCTCCGGGCCGTCTATCGGGACCGCCCGCCCGGTATTGATAATGACAGGGCAGAAAGGACAAATATTATGAATTTCCGTAACAGCAAGAACACTGCCAGCAAGAACACTGCCAGCAAGAACACTGCCAGCAAGAGCGACCGCAAAACAAATAAGACATTTGTTAAGTTGTCTGAAGTTGAGGGCTCCGTACAGATCGAAGATGGTAAAATGTGGCTGAAATCCTCTAAAGATATGAACTGGGCTCCCGGTGTTGCTATCACTGTAGATGAAAACAATGTCATTTCCGACTGGGTGCGCAGGATCGTTTTGCGCAATGTTGAGCTATCTGTTGAGGAGAACGATAAGGGGTACCCCGAACTTATCATTTCCGGCCAGAGTGAGGCCGGCGATTCGGGTGATCTGCCGTTTTAACCGGTGGGCGGCCTATGGCCGCCCATATTTATTATAGGAGGCCCATGAAAAGTAAAGATAACAGAGTATCCTTGCTGAACTGTGACGACTCCATGATATATCTTGCCTCTGCCATTGTATATAGTGGAGTCGCATCCAAAGATGTTGAGTTTTTCCGCTCTGAATGGGCCAAAATCATTTTCAACGGATTGGGCATTGAAGCGGACCCTCTGGACTGGTATTATATGATCTTAGATAGAAAGGAGCGTAAGAAACATGGCAGTAGGCGCAGCTAAAGCAAGTGCTACCCTTAAATACAGTGCCGAGCTGTATACCCCCTATGCCTTGGAGTCTTGGCCAGATAATCAGATGCGCAAAGAATACACCCGACTTCGCGACATTGCGCAGAAGCGTATTAAGCGCCTATCCGCGGACCCCATCAGCGGCACAAGCGACGTTTATAAAGAATTTGCCGGAGGTTTTCCCACCCTAAAGGCAATGCGCGGAGACCGTAAAGCATTGGAACAGGCGCTCGCAGATGTAGCGCGTTTTGTGCGTTCTAAAGGTTCCACTGTTGGCGGTGCACGTGAAGAATTTACGCAAAAAATGAAAGTCGGTGGTATTGATGTAGCCGACGTGCCCGAGGATCAGTACACGGCCTTGTCGGAATGGTGGGATATCGTAAAAGCATCGGGCGTATACTACTATCCGTCCGACCAGCCGGTTATGTACTGGCGCGAGAAAGGCGGCTACAATGTCAGTATCGACGATTTTGTAAAGTGGCAGCAAGGCGAGGTCAACTATGGTAAAGAATGGGACTACAGCGACGGCAGCAGTTCCGCCGACCTGCGCGGAGGTTTCGGCGGAGGCTTGTAATTATAACCCTGTCCCGTGGCTTATGGAGCATCTAGACCGCAAACACACAAAAGGCAAGAAACGCAAAACGAACAAGAAGCGCTTATATGTGAATATGCCGTGTGCGTTTGATATTGAGACTAGCCGAGTATGTGTTGATGCGGACGACAATCCACATACCATAATGTATATTTGGCAGTGTCAACTCGGTCTGGATATTACCATTATTGGTAGGACGTGGGACGAGTGGCTGAACTTTACGGGGGCAATCAGCGACTATTTGCAAGCGAGCAGCGGGCCTCAAGGTGACTGGTTTCTGTGTATGTACGTTCACAATCTTGCACATGAATTTCAATATTTGTCGGGTATTCTGGATTTTGGCCCGGGTGATGTGTTCGCCAGCAAACCCCGTAGGGTCTTAAAATGCGACAATCGCGCTATTGAGTACCGATGCAGTATGCGACACAGCAATTTGTCCCTTGATGCCTGGGGCAAACAGCTAGGAGCCCCTCATGCCAAATTGACGGGGGCACTTGATTATTCCAAAGTTCGGTATCCATGGACTTCTTTAACGTCTACAGAATTAGCGTATTGTATCAATGATGTCAGGTGTATTGTGGAGTGCTTGTTAATCGAGATGAACCGAGATGGCGATGACCTGTACACTCTACCATTAACGCGCACTGGCTACGTCCGGCGGATGGCCCGAGAAGCAATGTATAAATGGGGCATTAAACGGGTCAAGCGCCTTTTGCCGTCATGGGACCTTTACCAAATGTTACGGGAAGCGTTCCGGGGCGGTGACACCCATGCGAATCGGTATTATGTAGGTCTCCATTTGGATAACGTTGGTTCCGTGGATATGTCGAGCGCGTACCCTGCCGTACAATGCGAATGTTATTTTCCTATGACTCCATTTAGGAAGGAACTGCCCACCGTAGAGCGTTTGATGCAATGTATGAGGCACGGCAAGGCGTGTCTGATGCGCTTGCAAGTGAAAGGTTTGCGTCAGCGTTTCAAGTGGTGGGGGTTCCCATATATCCCCCTTGCGAAGGTTCGGCATTGTGAAGGATACATTAACGACAATGGACGTCTGCTGTCTGCTGAACATTTTGAGATCACCATAACCGATATAGATTTTAGAATCATTGCCAAAGAGTATGATTGGGACGCTCTTAACGTTATGGACCTGTACACGTCCGATTATGGCAAACTGCCAAAGCCCTTGACGGATTGTGTAAAAGAGAGTTACACCGGCAAAACATCCCTTAAAGGTGTTCCCGGTCAAGATTTGTATTATGTCAAGGCCAAGGGCGATCTTAATAGCTACTACGGCATGACCGCACAAGACCCCTTGCAGCTGGACACACTTTTTGACGAGGATGACCCCGACAATCTTTGGAGCGAGTGCACCGACGACCCAGAGGGCAGTTATAACGACCACTGCCCCCATTTGTTTTTGCCCTACCAATGGGGCGTATGGACAACGGCTCACACTCGCAAGCGCCTAAAAATAGCGCAATGGGCCGCGGGCAAGAATGGCGTGTACTGCGACACTGACAGCGTCAAATACATGGGCAATATTGATTTAGCGGAGTTTAACAAATCTGTGAAACAGCTTGCAAAAGATAATGGCGCGTGTGCTACGGACCCAAAAGGCAATACTCATTACATGGGTGTGTATGAGCAAGAGCGTAGCTATGCGGAGTTTATGACGTGGGGCGCAAAAAAATATGCGACTACCTATAAAAAAGGCGGGCCGATCACTACTACCATAGCAGGAGTTAGCAAACGGAAAGGCGGTTTGGAGCTGGCCCTGTGGGGTGGTTTTGAGGTGTTCAAGCCAGGCTTTACGTTTTGTCTTGCCGCCGGAAATCAGGTTATTTATAATGACCGGCCCAATGTGCCCGATTTTGTGGTTGACGGGCATACGGTACATATAACAAGAAACCTGTGTATTTGTGATAATACCTACACGTTGGGTATTACTGACGAATACGCAAAGATACTGGGGTACAAGATTATGGAGGTTGTCTGATGATTAAACTGTACACTGATGAAGGTTGGCCTAACTTTTCTGAAAAGGATGGCATTTTGTCAACGGGAGCATCTATTATTTTTATTTGGGGCGGACGTGGTACCGGCAAGACCTATGGAGCATTGAAGCACGTGCATCAGACCGAGGAAGAATTTCTATATCTGCGCCGCACGCCGCAGCAGGCGGAACTTATTTGTGCATCGCCCAGTATGTGGCCGTGGTCTCCATTGAACGACGATTTGCAAACACATTACGCCCCGTTCAAATTGCCCAAAATAGCGGGACTGTATGAAGTGGGCAATGCAGGAGCCTACACGGATACAGGAGCGCCCATAAAACCGGCCAAGATGTCGGGCGTAGTGGGTAGTGTGGTGACTCTTGCTCGCACTCGCGGCTTTTCAAGCCCCCATACCAATATAATTATTTTAGACGAGTATCAGAAAGAAGAGTCCGACTATTACCGGCGGGGCGAGGGCGTGGGCCTTGCCAACATTTATGAGACAGTCAACCGTAACCGCGAATTGCAAGGGCAAAAGCCTCTGACGCTTCTCTGTATGTCAAATGCGGTAGGGATGGCAAACCCCTACTATATGCAGTGGGAGATAACCGATACAGTCGAAAAGATGATCGGCAAGAAAGAACGTGTCAAGCTGCTTGCGGATAAAGGAATTCTACTTATTGACTTGGTCGATAGTCCCATAGCGAGAGAGAAAGCTAATACGGCCCTCTATAGGTCCATGACCGGGACGGACTTTTATAGGTCCGCTATTGAAAACCAGTACAGCGCCGAGGAGAAAAGTCTTGTTGTATCCCGACCCCTCCGGGAATACTACCCACTTGTTCAAATTGGGCGGTGCTGCATTTATGAGCACAAGAGTAAACCCCTTTACTATGTGTGCCGGCATCGGTCCGGCGAGATGCCCACATACGGCACCGGCGATTATGAGCGTAAACGATTCAGGGCCGCGTATGGGTATATCTGGCCCGCGTATTTGCAGAGGCAAATTGAGTTTGAGCGATACTCGGATGAAATTTTCTTTCGCGAGTATTGCGGTACTTGACTTTTTTATACGGGTGATATATATTAAAGTTAATCCCAGGTGCCCACAGGCAGCCCCCAGAAGGGGCGGGCAAGCGTCAGCCAGCGCAAGAACCTGGGATTTATTGTATTTATATTTAATATGGAGGTGCTCAAATGGATGCTAATACTGTGATTCAGGCTATTTCTAACGTGGGGTTTCCTATCGCCGCTTTTCTGCTGATGTGGTATCAGTGTAATACCGTTGTCAAGGAGAACACTGCGGCTATTACCGAGATGCGGCTCGCCCTGGACGACATCAAGAAGGAAAGCTAACTATGGGTTGTTATATCATTTTTGCCCAGTCGATCACAAACGAGCGTGCTTTTCTGCTGGCTGACCTTTGCACTCGTTTGGGCATCGGCTACTATAGCGACTGGGCAGACGTCGCCCACACGCGGCAGTGTTGCGCGGTGGGTCCTCTCTCCAAAGGCGATAAAGATCAGGTCATTAAATGCCTGACACATGACACATACGTTGTAATGGAGGCGACCAAAGTTGAAAATCAGTGAAAAAGCGGCCCTCGCTATGGCCGGATACACCAAAGCAGAGATCGAAGCTATGGAGAAGCCCGTGCCGCAGCCCGTGCCGCAGCCCGTGCCGCAGCCCGTGTCGCAGCCCACGCCGCAGCCCGTGCCGCAGACCGTGCCGCAGTATGACGGCCTCGAAACCCTGTTGCAGCAGATTTTGCAGGGTCAGCAGACCAGCGCACAGGCAATGCAGACTATGACCCAGACGTTGCAGGCGAACGCGCTGGGCCTTGGCATCCAGCAGCAGCCGGCGGCAGATGCTGCCACGGTGACAGCCCGAATTATCGACCCGACTTATGGAAAGGAAGTGAAGTAATATGCCTCTTGGTATGGATTTTGCGGACATTGCCGCAATTCTGACAGAGATCAACAAACTGGCCACCGGGCAGACGCCGACGTCGCCTATCGTGGATACGTCGAGTTTCGTTTCTGTTGCGCAGGCCACGCTACTGACTGGTCCCGACAACTACACCAAGGCGATCAGCCAGGTGCTGGGCCGCACCATCTTTGCCGTGCGCCCCTACGATGCACCCCTGAAGCGCTTGCAGGTCACGGGCGACGACTGGTCAAACCATGTTCGGAAGATCAATTTTTGTGACACTGACCCCGTCACTGACAAGGCGTGGGCGCTGGCGGATGGCCAGAGCGTGGATATGTACGAAGTCCACAAGCCTAAAGTCCTTCAGACGAACTACTATGGCCAGACCAATTACAGCCGCGTGTACACGCAGGCTGATACCCAGATGGAAGCGGCGTTCAAAGGCCCCGAGGAACTGGCGCAATTCTGGTCCTCGTTCGTGCTGCATCTGTCTAACCAGATCGAGGCAGACAGACGGAACCTCGCCAATAACCTGATGGCGAATCATCTGACCGGCATGACGGTTACAAGCCCCAACAGTGTCGTCTATCTGCTCGACGAGTACAACGCCCAGCAGGGCACAAAACTGACCGTCCAGGACGTGTATAAGGAAGCAAACTTCCCGGGATTCGCAAAATACGCATATGGTCGTATCAATGACATTTCCCGCCTGATGAAAGAGCGTTCCATCAACTGGCATCAGAACTGGCAGATCGGCAGCACGACGTACAACATCATGCGCCACACCCCTTATGATCGTCAGCACCTCTATCTGTACAGCGGTACGCAGAGCCAGATCGACGCCCGCGTGATTCCCGAGGTATTCCATGACAACATGCTGAAATACCGCGACGCGGAACAGGTCACATTCTGGCAGAACATCGACGAGCGCGAAACCATCTCTGCGGCACCTGTTGTGACCAGCACCGCCGGTGTGGCATCCAAGAATGCCGCGGTTCAGCTTACCAATGTGTTCGGATGTCTGCTGGACTGGGATGCAATCGGATACACTCCGAAGCTGTCCCGCGTGGTTCCGACCCCCATGAACGCGCGCGGCCTGTATACGAATTTCTGGTATCACTACGGATGGTCGTGGTATGATGACTTCACCGAGAACGCCGTTCTGTTCCTGATGACCAACGGAGACGTCACTGCTCCCAGCACGGGCAAAGCAGCCTCCACCCTGAAAACCACCACGCACAAGGACGCGGACCCATCGAAGTCCTGACCGGCACCGGCGGGCATCTGCCCGCCGGTTATTTTATAGGAGGTGCAAAATGCAAGCTATTTTCTACCAGTTTGCAAAGCGCACAAACAGCACAAAGCGGCCCAGCGGTGGACATGAGTTCGGAATTGACCTTAAAGCCCCTTGCAACATCATTGACCCCGAGATCAAGATTGCAACACAAAACGACCCCACCGGGTACAATTATTGCTACCTTCCCACATTCAGCCGGTATTACTGGGTTAAAAATTGGACGTATGCCGATGGGCTCTGGAATGCCTCGCTGACTGTTGACACGCTGGCAAGCTACCGCGACCAAATCGGCAATAGTACGGAGTATGTCACAAGATCGTCGGCACAGTATGATGGTACAATTTCAGATGGCCTATATCCAGCAACAGCCGAAGTACGGAGTGTGACAAGCGCTTTTCAAGGCGGTTTTTCCGAAACAATAAGCGGGGGCTTTTTTGTTATCGGGTTTATAGCCAAAGCTGCAAATTCCATTGGTGCCATTACCTATGTAGTAATGACTCCTGGAAATGCTAAAAAACTATCTGCTAAATTGCTAACCGATGTGTCATATCTTAGTATTGATAATGCAGAAATTAGCGATAGTTTAACAAAAGTACTTTTTAATCCGTATCAGTATATTGTAAGTTGTAATTACTTTCCATTTGATGTTGCCGAACTCACCGCGCATTTGCCGCTTGTGTCCAATGTGGATGTTGGGTGGTGGTCCATAGACATCCCTTGCTGGATTTTGGGAGCAGATAACAACAATTTAACAAAATCGGTAAGTGTGGGTATCCCAAAGCATCCACAAGCGGCAAGTCGTGGAGGGTATTGCAATGCCTCCCCTTACACGGACTACACTATCTTCTTGCAGCCATTTGGAGTAATTCCCCTTGATGCCTCTAAATTGTGGGGCGCTGCAACATTATCTATACAGTATACGGTGGATCTTTTCACCGGCGACAGTATCTTGCGAGTGTTTACTGATACAAATCAGCTAGTACACGAGACAACCGCCAAACTTGGGGTACCTATTCAACTTTCCAATATTACATTTGATATACCGTCGGGCAGCGGAGGCTTGCTGCATACTGGTATTGCGGCAGCGTTCGGAGGTATCCAGGCAGCATTATCCGGGGGTTCTTTCTCAGACGTCGGAAACGGTATTTTAAATGCTGCACAGGCAACTAATGCAGATGTAGCGAGCAAGGGCGCAACGGGGTCCACAATAGCTTTTGATTCGGTGCCGTATATGGTCGCTCGCTTTAAAATTCTTGTGGACGACAACAATGAGGACCACGGACGGCCCCTGTGTAAGCGGGTACAGTTGTCCACAATTCCGGGGTATATTATGGTTGACGATCCCGACATCGCACTAGCGGCGACAGCAGAAGAAATCGACAGTGTCAAAAGTTATCTGAAGAATGGTTTTTTCTATGAGTAGGAGGCATAAACAATGGCAGTATATAAACAGTGTATTACTGATGTGTCGCCAATCAGAGTTACCGCCGGTTATCCGGCGTACCCGGACGGAAGTCCCCACCGGGGCATTGACACGGTGCACGGTAATCATAAAGCGTACGCGCCCGAGGCGGGCGTTGTGGTAGTGGCCCAGCATTGGAATGGCAGCACCTCGGGCGACCAGTCATGGGGCAATATGATTAAAGTGCGAATGGCCAACGGCACGACATGGCGAGCCGCACACTTTGCCTCACAGATTTGGAACGTGGGTGACACAATCTCCAAGGGGCAGTTTATCGGCACCCAGGGAGAGACCGGCAACGCAACGGGCATTCACACGCACTGGGAGTATGCCGATGCAGCCGGAAACCTGAGGGACCCGTCCAGCATTATCAGAATCCCGAATCAGGTTGGCACATGGGATGTAGAATGGGACTCCGGCGGAGGCCCGGGTCCCGGGCCGTGGCCCACCGGTAAGTTGCCGGTGTGGTTACTGTTTAAAATGGCAAAAGGAGGTCGTCTGTTATGAGCGCCCCCTACAGCTATGAGCAAATCAACGCTCATGTGTCCCCGGTGACTCCCTCCGTAATGCACACCAAAGGCAACAGCTTATCCTATTATTTCCGCAAATATCTGTTCCTTGAAGCGGTGTCTATGGTTCGGTGGACATTGCCCGAAACATGGCCCAGTAACCGCTTGCAGTATCTTGTTTTCGGTTCCGGCGGTGTTACGGTGTTTAATACAGACCGTTATGGCCTCGTATATGACCGAATGGGACTAACCGGCATCAACATTTTCTATAATCCGACACACTCCATCATTGCAAACCCTTTTATTAAAGGGTCCCCATATTTACAGATCGGAAAGCAGTGCGAGATCATCAATTTGCAGCCCGATTACCGCGGTATGGTGGATATTGTGGCCTATTATGGGGATATGATGGCCCTTGCGGCCCAGACCATCCAGAGCAATTTAATAAACAGCAGGTTAGCATATGTGTTTGCATCTGGTAACAAGGCCGGTGCAGAATCTTTTAAAAAGATGTTTGACCAGATCATGCAGGGCGACCCCGCCGTGTTTGTGGATTCCTCGTTGCTCAAAGCGCCTAAAAATGGGGCATCCGGGCAAGACCCTTGGATGTACTTTGCAACTGACCTCAAAGGGAACTTCATTACCAACGAATTGCTTACAGCCCTTAAAACCATTAAAGCCCTGTTCGATACTGAAGTAGGCATCCCCAATACCAACACAAGCAAGAAAGAGCGGATGCTGACTGACGAAGTCAATTCTAACAACGTTGAGACAGCCGCCAAAGCGTCGCTATGGTTGGACAGCTTGCAGCATGGGTGTGAGCGGGTCCACAAGCTCTTTGGAATTGACAAATCTACTTTATGGGTTGATTGGCGTTTTCCGCCCGATACTGGAGCGCAGGAGGTGAACAACGATGCACGCAACATTGAGCTTTAACGGCCTGTTGGCAAGATACCCGAAACTGTTCGACGACTTGAAAGTCCCTGACAATGTCTCTAAAGACGCTGTCTGCAATCAATTACTGTTTGATACGCTGGAATTGGAGGTATTATACGCGGATGGCCCCACGATGCGCAGGGCGCTGGGCGTCTATTCTGAAACCATGCTTCCGAGCTGGACCCGGTACGCCGAGGCGCTGGGCCTTAAATACGATGCTTTGGCATCCGATGACAGAATCAGAATCACCGACCATGCAGGAACCAGCGGCGGCACAATCAACCGCACAAACGTCGTGAAGGGAACAACTACACGAGCGCCTAACCTGACCACCACCGGCCAGAATACCGGCAGCGACATCACCACCCGGGATGTCACGGGGTTTGACAGCGGGACATTGCAAACCGCTGAAAAGAATACAACAGCCCTTGGAACCGGGAACACCATTACCAGTAGAGGCACGGACACGACCACCACCAATCAGACAACCACCGATAACAACACATCCGCATTGCACGACGGCTACAAAGACACCGTAACCGATACGGGCCGGGCAGGACGAGACCCGCAAGACCTTATTGCCAAAGAGTTGACTCTTGCAATGGAAAATGCAGTCCATAAAATCGTTACGGACATCCGGGCGAACTTTTGTTTGCTGGTATATTAAGGAGATGTGATTTATGAGTATCAATCCTATTCACAGAGCGCCCTACACCAATTTCCATGATCTCAATCTTGATTGGATTATGGACGAGCTGAACGAATTCAATACCAAACTGACGAACTTCGTCAGCCTGGCCACGATCAAGTACGCAAACCCGATTCAGTGGGACATCACAAGCCAGTACGAAGCAAATACCGTTGTTGTGGACAGCAATGGCAACGCCTATCTTTCCGTGCAGCCGGTACCGTCCGGTGTGTCTCTGGACCGTACAGAATTCTGGACCAAAATTGGCAATTTCGATGAACTTTGGGCCGATGTCAAAAAGGCCATTACTCCCAACGATGAGGGGCATAGCCCCACCGCGACAGCGGATAGAGCTGTCAACGATCTTGTCTGGGTCAATGGGTCGCTGGTACGTGTCACAAGAGTAATGTCCGCCGGTGATGCTTACGTGCCCGGCTCTAACTGCGTTAGCAGCTCCACCAATGAAGTCCTGCACTACCTTATCAATGCATTTAATGAGGGCTTGAGCGCAGAGAAAACAGCCCGGGAGCACGCAGACACGGAGCTTCAGACAGCTATTGACGCGGAAAAAACGGACAGAGAGAACGCCGACACGGAGCTTCAGACAGCTATTGACGCGGAAAAAACGGCCAGAGAGAACGCCATTGCCGAAGAACAGACGGCCAGAAAAAACGCAGACAATGACCTTCAAAACAGCATTAAACAGTTGCAGCAAGATATTAAAAAAGTCCTTGACTACGCTAACGTAAAAAACTACGGTGCCAAAGGCGACGGTACTACCGATGATACTATTGCGTTCTCGACGGCCATTGAGTCTGGTAAAGACCTGTTCATTCCTGACGGCGAGTATATCATCACGGGTGCAATCAATATCGGGTCACCTCTGATGACAAGCGGTGCCATTGTTGTGGCGTCCGGTGTAATGCTTACTATCGACAAACCTGTAGCCCCGTGCACCCTTCACTTCAGACAGAAAAATGGCGGCAAGTTCCTGGTCAGAGCAGGAGAGACAATCGCCGACTGGTATATTGATACCAGTATTGCAGATGTTTTCCGAGGGGGATCCATTCAACCTTTTACAGGCACGGTTAAATTCCCGACCCACGGTAGTTGGAGCGATGCAAAAGGCGGCCTTACTACCGATACAATTTATAAGATAGACGCGCCTGTAAGAGTTGATAGCCATACAACTTATGACTTCTGCAATAATGTTGTAAGTTTCGGTCCGAATGGTGTTATCAATATTACAGGAGACAGCGCCACTTACCAGGTGGAGCGGCTTTCTGTTCGCAATGCCACTTTCGTGGCCACCGCTGAAAATGTGCAGCAATTTTTCAATGTGCAGTATGCACAGCGTGTTACTATTGACAATATCCATTGTATCGGAGGCCGTCGTGTGGCACAATATGTCAATACAATCAATGTGTATACAGCTAACATTGTGCACGATACTTTTTATGTATCGTCGAACCAGTATGTATCGTTTCTTTTGGACGAATCCAGCGGTGGTGCAGCAGGCATTAGTGGCAATGCATCCATCAGATTTTATAACTGCATCAGTAGTTTTAACAAATTAACAGGCGACAGCGAGCAGTTTATTCTTTACAATTCCAATGATATGCGCGATGTATACATCGACAGTTGTGAGTGCTCCTCTGCAATGACGGCTATTGCTATTAATGCTCTAACCGACGGTAATCCTGTGTGGAATATCTGGATTTCAGGGTACATTGCCGATCAGTGCAACCGGGGATTATATGTAAAGAATTCCGGCAACAGCCAGATCAGCGTTGAGGGTTGCTATTTCAATGCAAGGGATCGACTTGTTGAATTCGAAAAGTCGTCCGGGGTTGTGAGTAACTGCCAATTTATCGGTTCGCAGTCCTGTATAGGAGTGCAACTGACAAGCGCTCGAGGGTGCGTTATTGATAACTGCCAATTTAACAATATCGATCAGTGCATTGTACTGTCCCAATCCTCTGGGTGCCAGATTTCCAAAAACATGATTGAGCGCAGTACTAAATACGCGGATACTACTGCTATCTCTATTATCAATGGTAGTGCTGATAACAGAGTGTTTTTCAACTCGATTATTCCGGCTGACACTGGTTTGTACTACACTGCTGGAATGAAGTTTGATTCCAGCGGGCAAAGAAACATTATCGGAGGTAATGTTGTAGCAGGCACAGAACTGTCGAACCAGGAAAGCGACTTGCAGACAATGGCAACAACTAACGTATAATTATATTGTATCTTGTGCCCACTCCCCTACCCTAAGGGGTGTGGGTACTATATTTTGTGTCTATTGACATTTTGC